GTGAAAGTTTGATAAAGGTCATATGTATATGTCTCACGTAAAGGCACATACGTAAGTGTTTTGAATATTGCAGCCGTTTTTGTACCGCTTTTTGTACCGACCCTGTCAGTACCTGGCTTATTGTGGGGAAGTGTGCTACGGCCTCATGTGCGCCACATCACATGTTTAAGACTTGACTGGGTCCAAAGATCTAGTAGAGTTATACATGTCGAAAGGAGAACGGCCATGAAATTCAAGACCTATAAGGCCGCGAGGAATTATCTCATTGCACGTATCGAGGCGATTGGTGTTAACATTAAGGACATCAATCTTGATCGGCTTATGACCGAGACGTTCACTGGGAAGGGCATGGGCGCCAATTTTGAACTTGAATTGGTCCCCCGTCAGGACACGTTCTCAGCCATCCTGAGGGCTCTGCGCATTCCTCGTCGTGGTACAGTGACTGATGAGCATTGGACGACGGTCGTGAGGCGCCTGGGGGGCTACATGGGCACGTATTACGCGGCGGAGGACGCTGATGCGCTGGCTGTTGAACTTAGGGATCAGGCCTTGTTCTCTCAGTTCATGATGGAGGAGGCGCTGTGAATAATGTTTGTGATCCTGCACACGATTCCTTTGCTCTCCTTGATTATCTGGAGTCTTTGGCGGAATCCACCCACTTCAAGCACGAAGGAATCTTGGATTTTACACTCATGGGACGACAGTACGTTGTGGAAGTGGACTCCCGAACGCTCTGCACAATTACGACGGCTCATTGGCGAAGTCGCGAGCACGTGCGAGACGCCTTCGATTACTTCTCCAGATTGGTTGAGCAACGGTGCAAGAAGTAATTGACGCATTTCTCCTCTATCTATTAGTGGCTGCTTCATTTGTTCTCATTTGGTGGTCGGGAAGGAAATAATGGACTACAAGATCACGATGGACCAGAAGACCGGCACTATGACGACCCGTCGAAGCAACCTTGAGGAGTGGGTTGCCGATGTGGATATCGCTGGTGACACTTACTCGGTCGCCTTTCATCACAACAACATTGTTATCGTCCCGCCGGTTGATAGGCAGACCCTACTCCCCCGTAGAGTTCGTTACGAGGATTTGGAGGACGTTGTCAAGCAGTGCCTTCTTGTGTTTGCTAAGAGTGTGACACTCACTGCTGTTTACAAGGACCGTATCCAGATCAATAATGGTGACACTCTTAATATTACTTGGGAGTCTAAGGAGGAGGGCAAGTGGGAGACACGTTTCCCGTATAATGGTGTCACATATGTAGTTACGGCTTCGTCCACAGCATCGATGACGGCCCTGACGATGGGGCAGCCCTCCCCTGCCCCGCCGATGGTGACGGCGACGATCAGCACACCTTTTGACAGAAAGAAGATCTATCAGACACTTTCAATCCTTGGACCGTTCCAGATCGATTGGCTGACAAATGAGATTTACGATCAGTAATCAGGAAGGCGCAGACATTCCCGTCAACATTGTTCGCGTGGGCAAGGCCTGGTCTGGGTCCTGTCACCCGTTCGGTGGTGAGATGCGCATCATGGTTGAGTTCCAGTCGCCCTACACTCATGCGAATTGCTGGTTCAACGGTGATTTGATGACGACGATGATGGTGAGGAACTCCCCTACCATTATGAATGTTGTTGAGAATCTTCTCGCCTTGACATTCCCCGACAACAAGTTCTATACTAATCTCGAAGCGTCTCAACCCGAGACACTTCAGTCCACGCTCTTCTAAGGAAGGAAAGAATGATGAGCACCGACATTTCCACAACTACTAACTTTCAGGACACTCTCGACGCGTCCGGTGTTTTCACCACCGTCAGGGGCACCGACATCGAGGCCAAGAAGACCGTCTTCAGCGCCGTCAACGACGCAGAGCCTCTCTCCGACCACCTCGGCGAGACCCTCGACGTGGTTGACATCGTCGCCCACAAGGTCGAGGTCGCCAACGAGGAGAGCGGCGAGATTGGCGAGGCGACCCGCGTCGTCCTTCTCACTTCCGACGGCAAGGCGCTCGCCTCCGTCTCCGTGGGCATCCAGGGCGCTGTCCGCAACATCCTCGCCTTCCTGGGCGAGCCGTCCACATGGGACGGCGCTGTGAAGCTCATTCCCGTGGAGCGCAAGGGCCGCCGCGGCTTCCGGTACATGAGCATCATGCTCGCCAAGGACAAGTGAGATAGGGTACACACGAGCCGCCCTCCCCCGCCCGGTAGGGCGGGGGAGGGTTTTCACGTGGACCTACAAAGGAAGCGGGCTGAGGCACTCAAGTTGGAGCGCCTCGCGTCGAAGAAGATACAGCAGATTGCAGCGGGTCGTTACGACCCTCTTGGGTCGCGGAGTCTACTGCACGAGATTAACAATGGCCGCTACGGCATTGATATCACGGGCACCAAGTATGACCCGCGTAAATCCGAGCGCCTCGTGAAGCGCTACACGGGCAAGCAACTCGATGCCCACATTGAACGGCTCAAGGGGTTCATGACCCCGACTATTGGCTTCTACCGCGATCACGAGGGGCACGTGGTGACGTCCCAGGCGATGCGTTCACTGTATACGGCGGTCAAGTCGGCGAACGCCAAAAAAGAGGCGTACGTTAAGAAATACGAGGAAGTCAATCCCCCGTGGTTGGGCCCCGACATGACGGTCGGCCAGTACGATCGCACATTTAGGCAGCGCATCAAGTTCGACGGGTCGGCGATGACTGAGAACCTGCGTCGAGGAGGATTTCCGAAACCGACCCAGTTTATGAGGCCGGATGCGATTGCGATGCGTGAGAAGAAATTGCGCGAGATGATGAATCCCGCAGACGTCAAAGAAAAGGTCGCGGGCATTCGACAGAATATTGTCAACATGGCTCTTTACACGGGTAGCGATTTGCCGGATAAGTTCATGAGCCTCGATGATGAGACTCTGTATTTCATGTGGACGCATGATTCCAATCTGTCCGACGCTCTGGGAATGTTGTATTTGGGCACGCTCCCGGAAAATGAAGAAGATGGCGACTCCTACATGTTTGCTGAGTTAGGGGAGGACCGGTTGCAATCACTGTGGGACGATGTGGAGGGTTGGTCCCTTGAAGAAGCGTACCGAGACACGCCTGAACAGCGCCGACTTCGAAAGCGTGGACGACGTCGATCCGGTAAGCGGTCTCGCCGTCGGAAGTAGAGTGTGGGCATGGGGAGTGCAGAACATCCATGATTTAGATGAATACGACACGGGTACGGACATTGAGTCGTTCATTGAGTTCATCCTCCGCTCCCCCAGCATCACCTATTTCCATAATCTGGCTTTCGACGGTGTCTTCATCCTGGATTATCTTCTCAAGGCGGGTTATGAAGTCACTGCGGACCGCAGCGTTCCTCACCGCATCGAGACGACAATTGATGGCTTCGGCAAGTTTTATCGGATTATCGTGCACGCCGGGAGGACGCGGGTTGAGTTTCGAGACTCGCTGAAGAAACTACCCATGAGCGTGAAGACCATTGCGAAGACGTTCAATTTGCCGATTCAGAAAGGCGAGATCGACTATAAGAAGCACCGCCCTGTTGGCTACTCCCCCACTCCGAAGGAGTGGGCGTACTTGCGCACCGATGTGGAGATCATGTCGCGGGCACTCGTGATCGCCTCGAATATGGGGATGGCGGGCCTCACCGTGGCCAGTGATACGCTGAAGAACTTCAAGGCGTCCAAGCAGGGTGAGCGGGGCTTCAGGGAACTGTTCCCCATTGTTCCTGATGAGTGGGATGACGAGATTCGCCGTGCTTATCGCGGGGGATACACGTACGTGAACCCTCGCTATGCCAAGAGGCTTGTGGGCCCGGGGCACGTGTACGACGTGAACTCGCTGTATCCATCCATGATGCGCATGTGTCCACTCCCCTATGGCATGCCGCAGCGGCAGGATCATATCCCCGAACATGGGCTATTCATTGTTTATGCGAATGTGAGTTTTCATCTTAAGTCGGGGATGCTGCCATGCATTCAACTGAAGAACAATATGCGTTTCGTCGGCACTGAGTACCTTCACGAGGCAGAGAACGTTGACTTGGGAATGACCTCAGTGGACCTAACCCTGTATCGTGAACACTATGATTTTGAGATACACGATGTGCATTATGCTTATGTCTTCGAGTCAACCACCGGTCTCTTTGATGAATACACTGATAAGTGGAAGAAAATAAAAGAGGAATCAACGGGAGGGGTTCGCGCCATCGCTAAACTGTATCTCAATTCCTTGTACGGCAAGTTCGGTACTCGGCGCATCGTCACTGGCAAGCGGCCTATACTCAGAGATGGTCACGTGGCGCTCACCAAGGCGGAACACGAGGAAAGAGACCCGGTGTACACGGCAATGGCGTGCTTCATCACTGCGTGGGCCCGGGACTTCACGATACGCGCCTGCCAAAAGAATTACGATTCGTTCTGCTATGCGGACACTGATTCGATGCACCTGTTGGCTGAAGCGCGAGAGATCACGGAGCATCCGAGCGATTTCGGCGCTTGGAAGCGCGAGGCTGATTTCGAGGTGGGGGTATACAATCGCGCAAAGCAGTATGGCGAACGGATTAACGGGGAAGATGAGATTCATGTAGCCGGTCTCCCGAAGAACATTGCGAAGAACGTCACAGTGGAGGATTTGCTTTCCGAACAGGTGTGGTATGGTAAACTAGTACCACACAAGGTTCCCGGGGGCGTTGTCCTTAGGGAAACACATTTTACATATAAGGTTGATTAATATGAACAAGAAGAATGTGACCACCACGATTTCTAGTGATCTGCACGCTTTTCTCGACGAGAAGCATTGGGAGGCGCGCAAGAGCCTGTCCGCCCTCCTGGCTTCCATGATCGAGTATGCTGCCGTGCAGGAACTGGGTTATGAGCCGCCGGTCGCGGAGTCGGATGACGCCGCGTGAGGGTAGCCCACGGCGTGAAGCCGCCTGACGCGATGTTCTTGAGATTGGCCGTCTTCGTCAGCCGCTCTCCGTCAAGCCGGTGATATGATAGGGTGAGTGCATGAGCACTCACCCTATCTTTATGTGAGGAAGCAATGGATTTTCATAATATGGTCGATGCAATCCAGAATCCTGGAGAGGAGGGGATCCCTGAGGGTATCTATGATGATCTCCGTGGGGCATATGACTCTCTTCAAGGGAATTTTGATGCGGCTTCGGAGAAGATCAAGAACCTTACTGATGAGAACACCGGTTTCAAGGACCAGATTTCAGACCTCAAGTCCAAGTCCTACGATCTTATGACGCAGATTGGTCTGAAGAACGATGATAAGGGCAACGATGATTCGTCTGCTGCCGTGAACGGGCCGAGTAACGACGACGGTAGTATTGATGCGTTTTTCGCTAACAAGGAGGCCAAGTAATGCCTAGGAATCTTGGGGGCGTCCGCCCCTTCGACAATGTTGAGATCATGAACCGCATCCGTAATGATGCGAGTTATGATTATCAGCGTCGCATTCCGGATGTGACTAAAGCTAACGTCACTGAGACGGTGCGTGGGCTCATGCAATACACTCCCGCGTGGAACGAGTTCACGGATGCACTGATCAATAGGGTCGGTTCGTATATTACGCGGGACATCTCGTGGAAGAACCCACTTGCCCCCTTCAAGCGCAATAGCCTTCAGTTCGGAGACACGATCGAAGAAGTCCAGGCGGGCCTCCTGCGCGCCTACTCGTACTCCCCCGACCGTGAGTATGGCGAGAAAGCGATCTTCGGTACTGAAAAGCCCGATATCGCTTCGCAGTTCCACACTGTGAACCGGCAGGAGTTCTACAAGATCACCGTGAACCGCGACCAACTTCGTCGCGCGTTCTTGGACGACTCCGGGCTTCAGACGTATCTGAACCAGATCCTCCAGATGCCCGCCACGTCCGACTCTTGGGACGAGTTCCTCCTTACCATGTCCTTGCTGCGTGAGTATCAGGATGGTGGCGGTTTCTGGCACACTCAGGTGCCGGACCTTCAGAGTCTGGGTGCGAGCAAAGCGGATGGTGAGACGTTCATCAAGAAAGTTCAGGCGTGCGCCGGAAATCTGCGGTTCTTGGATACTAAGTACAATGCCGGCAAGATGCCCGTGTGGGCGCGCCCCGAGGATCTTATTCTCATCACGACTCCCGAAGTCGTCGCGAATATTAATGTCTCGACGTGGGCGGCTGCTTTCAACCTTGATAAGCAGCAGATGGAGGCACAGATTATTACTGTGCCCCGGTCTCGTATTAATATTGACGGAGCGCAGGCGGTTCTCACGACCAAAGATTTCTTCGTCATCGCCGACAACCTCCTGGAGAACACGAGCCAGCCGAACCCGGTTTCTCTCGGTCAGAATTACTTCCTGCACCACTGGGAAGTCATTTCTGCGTCGCTGTTCGTGCCCGCTGTCCTGTTCTGGACTGGTGCCGACGACGAAAAGGTTAACATTGTGACGCCTAAGAACCTTGAGATCAAGCCCGACGCGTTCCGGCACGCCGACGGGCGCGCCGTCAGCAGCACGGATAAGATGAAGCCCGGCGAGAACGGGTACCTTACCTACACGATCGTCGGCACGGACCTACCGTCAGACGCTGAGATCCCGGTTGACTTCACGATGTCGGGCAACAAGTCTCCGCGGACGCGCGCGTACAACGATGGTGTGTTCGTGATCGCTTCGGATGAGACTGCCACCAGCGTGACTATTTCGGGTCGGATTGTTGGTGGCGGCGCGCTGAAGACGAACGCTGACCCGGCGAAGGCGGGCGGTGCGTTCTCGTGGTCGCTGGAGATTGATCCGGCGCCGAAGATCTGGCCCAAGAAGTGATCTAGATCCCACTATTTGTTCAGGGGAGGGCCCAAAAGGCTCTCCCCTGAACTGTACCGGATTTTCTCCACAGACTAGCGGTATAGTACGTATGTTCGATTGCGCCATCCTGCGCCGTCTGCTACAGTGGTGCTTGCTCCGGTTCATTGGTGTGTCCGGTAGTGGGTTGGGAATACGCCACAGCCCCCGGGGAGTTCTTGCCACCGTTCTTCGCCCCGGGGGCTGTGGTGTATCATTTTCCTATGAACGCTATTACCAGCCCACCGAAGGACATCGGGGATTTTGGGCTCAATTTTGATTATAGTATTTGGACGCCGAATACCGACGTTTATTTGTGTAATGTCCCGTGGGATGCAACGTACCGCGATGTTGTGTGGTGGGACAATTACGACGAATCCTTCGAGGCGATCGTCCATGGTCACAAAAAACACAGCACATGGACCCAGATCCATGGGCTGACGTACTGCGCCCAGGGGCGCCCGATTCGCATCGATGTCCCGTTTTCCAAGGCGAATACATACAATTACCTTATTGCCAGGAATAACGAGGATCACGTTAACACGAGGAACACCTTCTATTATTTCATTACGTCGGTAGAATATGTGGCCCCCAACACCACTGAAATTACAGTTCAGCTCGATGTTTGGCAGTCCTACATGCACGAGTGGGAAATCACGCGCTGCTACGTCGAGCGGTCCCATCTCGGCATTGCCGCCGAGGAGGCCTGGACTGACAACGGGCGCCGATACTTGACCGCCCCTGAAGGACTCGACACGGGAGCCGAGTACATCGTCGGCGACGTGTGGAGAGAATTTGTCGCAGCCACTCCGGTCCCCGAGGAGGGGCAGGAGTACGATACGGCTAACTACGACGTCGTCGTGACCAGCACTGTTGACCTGGAAGAGGACTATGGGAGCGCCGACGACCCCAAGTTCACGACGGCGAAGGGTAGCATTGCCGAGGGCTTGCCGAACGGTTGCGCGGTTTATGTGATGCCGGTGGATGCTTTCACGACGATGGCTGAAGCATTGTCCTATGCCCCATGGGTGGCGCAGGGGATTGTGAGCATCACTGCTATTCCGAATGGAGTCATTAACTGGGACAAATTGGAGGGCCGCAAAACGAAGCTGCCTGATGTCCCACACGACGGCAAAAGTGCTGTGAACGCTGATGTCTTCGTCGCCAAAAAGGGTTTTGGTGATGCATTCCAGAACAACAAAACTATCGAGTTGGCTGCACCGTTCCGGACCGACACGCACATTCCGGATCGGTACAAGCACCTGTGGAAGTTCTATACGGCACCATATATGTGGTTCGAACTGACGACGTTCACGGGGACTCCTCTCATGATTCGCCCGGAGGCCGTCGTTGACTGGAAGTTCAACGTCACTCAATGGGCTCATATTGTACCCCCGAATCCTCGGATTATGTTTACGGTGAACAACCTGAACGCTTCCTCATTCGGGGTCACCGACTATTGGAACGGTAGAAGTGAGCATTTCGATGTGATGACAGGGTTTGCGAATTTCCCGACTTTTACGCTCACGAATAATTCGTATCTCATGTACACCGCAAGTAATGCGCATCAAATCGCTTATCAGCGGCAAAGCGCCGAATGGGGCCAGCAGAAAGCTCTGCGCGGTGCGTCAACCCAGTTCGCCCAGGCGCAGGCATCCATGCAGCAGGGTACTGACATGACGAACCTCGGGAATGCGTACAACACGCAGGTGGCGCAGTACAACGCGAATCAGCAATTCATGCGGTCCGGCGTGAACGCCATTGGGTCGGGAGTCGCCAGCGCGTTGGGTGGAAATATACTCGGGGGCGCCATTAATGCACTCACCCAAGGCTATAATATGGGGAACGAGTATGGGACCGCCTTGGAGAACAATCGCATGAGAGCCGAGCAGGCCAGTGCGATGACGAATCTCAAGAATAGTTATGGGCGTTATTTCGCGGACTCTAATTTGCAGATGGCGAAGTTCGCCGCCAATGGCGATTACGCCAATGCCATCGCCGGCATCAACGCCAAGATTCAGGATAGCGACGTGATCGCCCCCACAACGTCCGGGCAGACCGGTGGGGACGCTTTCATGCTGTCCGCGGAGGGCTGGCAGATCGTGCTTCGGCAAAAACTTATCGACGTGGGCACGATGGTGAGGATCGGGGAGTTCTGGCTCAGGTACGGGTACGCGATGAATGTTTTTAATCGTCCTCCGAAGAACTTCCGGTGCATGGAGAATTTCACATACTGGCAGATGAAAGAAACCTACATTCGTTCTGCGACGTGCCCTGAGGGGTTCAAGCAGAGTATCCGTGGTATATTTGAGAAGGGCGTGACCGTATGGCACAAGACATTCACCATCGGTAGTGCGCTGATCGGCGATAATGAGCCATTGAAGGGAATCCATCTTGACTTCACCTGACATTAACACACAAAAAGACTGGGTGGCCAGTAAGATATATCGCCCGTTCAATGAGGGGCAGGGTGCCGGCTACAAATTGAATTCCGTTCAAACCCGTGAGACGCAGTTGATCGCGATGTATGAGCGCATTCTCATCGAGATGTGCTCCAACCGCTTCAAGTGGGTCGGCATGCCGGATACGGTTGATCTACGCTTCCTTGAGATGACATTGCTGCGCGACGCGCTCACCGTTTTCTATTTCGATGAGGAGTTCCAGCGTTTCATGACTCTCCGGGCCACAGGGCTCGGGGAGGTCAACATGTATGATAATCCAACCGGCTATACTGTCTACGGGAACCAAGTTTTTTCGCGGCAACTTTCCGGTAACGCATGCGTGCCAATCTGGGCGAACCAGACCCGTATCCCGGACTGGGATATTATTTCCATGTACTCCCAGCGGCTCGCCGCACTAGACAGGACGTTGGAGATCAATATGCTTAGCGCCCGTCACCCGTTTGTGTTCGCCGTCAACAATAACGAATACAATTCGATGGTGCAGGCTTTCAATAAGGTCGTCGAGGGGCAGCCGGTGATTTTCGGTACTGAGGCTCTGAGCGCTGAATCCATGGCCGAAAAGGTGTCACTCTTCGATATCGGGTACAAGCCGAACCAGATCAAAGATGTCATGGACGCCAAGGTGCGCACCTGGAATGAGACGCTGACATTGCTGGGCATCATGAATGTTAACTCCGAGAAGCGCGAGCGTATGGTCGTCGAAGAAGCGTCCGGGGCGTCCGGTCAGGTGCTCGCCATGCGTGCCGTTGCGCTCAACGAGCGGCAGCGCGCATGCGAGCGGATCAACAAAATGTATGGGCTCGAAGTGATGTGCGAGTGGAACCTGGATGAGGTGACGACAGCGGAGAACGCGGCTCTGGGTGCCGTCGCCGGCGGTCTCGCCGACCAGAACCCTGGCCTGGGGAGTACTGACTTGGAGGAGATGCACAAGAATGGCTGACTATACGATAGAGCTGCGTGAGGTGATCGCGCGTCAGGGTGTGGAGAATATCGGGCTGGAATCTTATCCGATTTTCGATGAGCAGTACAGGGATTTCCTGAATCAGAAGATCATCGACCACTACTACTATAACGAAATCGGGCTTGAGAGCGTCGACATGTTCGTGCGGCAACTCCGTACGAAGATGAACGAGATCATGCCGTACTATAATAAATGGTATGAGGCTGAACTTGTCAATATCGACCCTCTCCTCACCCAGGACATGCACTCCAAGGGGGACCAGGAATCCAGTGGCCGCAGTTCAGGTAAGCAGTCCCAGGGTGCCAAGCAGACGACGAGCACCGTGTCGGCAACGAAGGCCAGTGCGAGAACCGTGCAGTCGGAGACGCCCCAGGTCAGGCTCTCCGGCGACGGCGACTACGCCACGGCCGCCAATGACAATGTTAGCAATTCTGATGGCACAAATGACGTGCGGGGCGAAACGACCGGCGACTCGTCTCAGTCCGGGGAATCGTCGCAGCGCGGGTCACAGGAGTCGCGCTCGTGGGGTTATACTGGTCATGCGCCTCAGTTGATCGCAGCGTGGCGGGAGACATTCACGAATATTGACATGATGGTGATTACGGAACTCCAGGAGTTGTTCATGAGTGTGAGAAGTAGTAACGACTCTCTTACGGGGAGGAGGGCGACCTATGGGCTCTGGTACTGAACCGTATAACCCGAATGATATCATTAAAGACGGTGATTATCTTCTGGTTCCGCCGGATTATCGGCTGACGAACACGGTCCCATTCACGTATCGCGATGGATACACGTACCTGCAAATCCTGGAGGAACTGCGCAAATGGGTTAACAACGGGCTACGTGATAATCTTTCCAACAATCTCGAAAACCTGGCCGCTGATTATAATATGCGTGTGACGCGCCTTCTCGGCGACGTCCGCAAAGAACTCGAACAGTACCACGCGCTGCCGGAACAGCTGCGGGAGCAAATCGCGGAGTCGGTGCGGAAGTACGATGAGGAGTTCAAGCGTTTCCAGGAGACGTTGACTCAGTGGACGAAACGTCAGTTCAAAGACGACAAATTCAAAGTCTTCAACTGGCTGACCGGTGAAACCTGCGAACTGAGTGAACTCATCTCGGACCTCCACAATCGATACACGGTCCACGGTCTCCTGGCTGATGACCTGTCCCGCATGGGGTGCACCGCCGGCGACATCGACAGTTGGCCGGTCAGCATCTCTGAGTTGGAGACCGAGGGTAAGAACTTCCTCACACATTTCGGTACGTGGATGTTTTCGCCGGTCACAGGTAAATACTGTAGCCCTCAGGACGCTATTCTCAGTCTCATGGAGTACGTGTCCACAGGCACAGGCGTCATCTCTCATACTGCCCAGCAGATTGAGTCTCTTTCCATGCAGGACCTTCAGAACAGGAGAGTAAACTAATGCCCGCCACTAATAAGACCAACAACTTCCAACTGCCCCTCTACGTGGCGTCCGATCATTTCAGCGTCCTCGGCGACCTGAACGGGGCCATGAACAAAATCGATGAGAATCTGGGCTCCGCCCTCACCCAGGCGCGCACCGCATCCCGGGACGCCACGTCGGCTCTCACCGCCGCCAACGACGCCGCCGAGAACACGCACGTCGCCAAAGAGAGCGCGCAGTCGGCGCTCGCCGTCGCCTCCAACGCCAAGGGCGAGAGTAGCCGCGCTCTGGAGAAGGCGACCAGCGCCGCCAATGTGGCGGATACCACGGCGGCGGCGGCCCGTGAGGCCTCCACCAATGCCGCGAACGCGCTCGCCCAGGCGACCGATGCGACCGGTAAGGCCAACGCTGCGGCGCAGCAGGCGAATGGTGCGAGCGCTTCGGCGTCGTCGGCGTTGGAGACCGTGCAGTCGCTATCCTCTCAGATCAACGAAGCCAAAGCTGCGGGCGATAGTGCTAAAACAGTGCGTACCCGGTACAAGAAACTGAAGTCCGGCACCGGAGAGAGGACGGTCAGGGGTTCGCAGGAGCAGAACACGGTCGTGTTCAGCGGGTCGATTCACCTTGACCCGAATGATGTGATTCAGTGTCACGCTCAGATCCACCACAACTCGCGCGCCGTGCATGACCTGCACTGGGGTATTAAGTGCCAGGGCCCGAGCGGTGTTGCCGAGTATCGGTTCAATGCGGCGGTGCCGGGCGCGTTCAACGGTGCATACATTTATAGCACGGTGGACGGTTTCTTCCACGCCGACGAGGGTGGCGGGGACTATGTATTCTCACTGTGTTTCCTTGGTCCTAACGACAAAGATACTAGGGTGTTCCTGGATAACACATTCCTCGAACTGCACTGAGGTAGGATAATTATAGCGCCCCGCAGGCGAATCTGCGGGGCGCTATACTATGACCATGGCATTCGACGACACCCATAAAGCATGCATTATCGCTGTGCTCGCCACAGTGGAGGCGGGCAACGATTATGGAATTATTAGTGCGCCAGATACACTGTCCTTGGGGATAGGGCAGTGGACGCAGGGGCGCGCCTATGATCTGCTGAAGCGGTTCCCGGCGGGGACAGATTTCGGCGGGACGGTGAATGGGTGGCTCGCTGAGGGGCGGGACTCGTGGACGATCGGGTCGAGGCAGTACGCGTATCTGGGGAGTGGTGATCGGGCTGCGTTGTCGGGGGCACTGGATAGCGAGACGGGGCATAAGATACAGAATAGCCAGATGTTGGATGACCTGAACAACGACTATATTCCCCGATGTCAGGAGCTCGGCCTAGATACCGAGAATGAAACAGAAGCGGCAATGCTGCTCATCGTCGTTATGCACCGGTGGGGTAACTATGCGAAAATCTTGAAGAGACTGGTGAATGCCTGTCCGCATCCCGCGTCACTGGATGACATGGCGGCCGCGATCAAATACGAGGGTGAGTGGTACGCTGTCGGGCAGAGATACGAGGTCGCCTATGATATGATTTCTCGTCTTGAGACGAATGGCATCACGCTGAATCCCGGCGATTCGCAGGATCACTCGGGGAACGCTGCGGCGGACAAAGCGGCTGATGCGAAGAAAATAAAAAGTGTCGAGGACATGGGGGATGGTACCCTCAGGGTCAAGTGCAATGACGGATCTTTCGCTCGATGCTATAGTGTTGGTAGTGGTTATTGGAAGGCTTCTGCTAAAGGACAGGACAAGGCCAGTGAGTCGGCGCAGAATAATGGGGCTGCACCGGGTGGCCCGGTGGGTGAGGGCATTAAAGCAATGACCAAGCTTGCGTGGGATAGCATTGGTAAATTCGAGTATCATCAATGGTATAATGCGCGCCTGCACCCGGACCAGACCGGTGTCACGGATTGCTCGGGCTTCTGTTGGTGGCTGTATATGACGTGCTGCAATATTGATATCGGTCCGGGTGGGACCGCAGAAATTTATGGTAGCAGCACTGGCTGGGTCGTCGCGTCGGGCAGTGGGTCATTCGACGCCGCCGATCAAGTACGGGAGGGTGATCTGGTTGTGTGCCGATGGTATTCTGGGGGTGGGCATATCGAGTACTGCACCGGGGGTGCCGGTGGTTGGGAGAGTATCGGGGCACGGGGTCCTGATGGCCATCCCGAGCCGAACAGCGGGTCGTTGTCCATGTTTGCTGGGTGTAGTTGGGAGTTGAGGCGTTATGTCTAAGAAGAAGAAATTCTCGTACTATTCTTTCGACAAGATACTCTCCTATAACGCTATCATTAACATGATCATGGGGGCTCGCGGTCTCGGTAAAACGTACGGCGCTAAGCGCATGGTCATCAAAAATGCTTTGGAGAAAGGTGAGCAATTCATCTATCTGCGCCGCTACAAGCCTGAACTTAAGGGATGTAAAACATTCTTCGCGGACATTGCCCACGAATTCCCGGAATATGAATTCAGGGTGCACGGCACTGAAGCGCAGTACCGGGGCCCACTCCCCGAAAAGGACGACCCGTGGCTCACGATGGGGTTCTTCCAGGCGCTGAGTGTGTCGGCGAGCGCCAAGTCAATCGCGTTTCCCGACGTGACGACGATCATTTTCGACGAGTTCATCATCGAGACGGGGACGCACCACTACCTCAGCAACGAAGTGAGAACGTTCTTGGACTTCTACAGTACCGTGGATCGTTATGACGACCGTGTGCGCGTTCTTATGCTGAGTAATGCAATCTCAATCATGAATCCGTACTTCATCGAGTGGAAAATCACCCCGTCGGATAAGATAAAACGCTTCGGTGAGGGGTTTGTCGCCATCGAGTTCGTTGACTCCGAGAGATTCGGGCGCGAGGTGAGGAACACTCGATTTGGCAAATTCATCTCCAAGTATAACAGCGAATACGCTGATTATTCCATTGAAAATGAATTCAAAGACGATACGCCGTGGCTCGTCATGGGGAAGACGGGTACCGCCCGATACATGTGCACATACCGAACCAAGTACGGTTCATTCTCGGTGTGGAAGGATGGTCTGCGTGTGTTCTGCCAGAAAAAACTGCCCAAGGGCAACCAATTGAAATTCTCCATGTGCCATGACCTACGTCCCGGTGAAGTGTTCGTCACCCACCGGGACCGCGCGCCACAGACCCTGAAACGAATATATAGACAGGGGAGGTGCTTTTTCGACGGTCCGGAAACAAGAGAAATGTTCGCAGAATTGTTCATGAAATGAATCACAATATCATCATAGATGTTAACATGCTCATCGGAATGCTTCCCACTTTGGGCGTTCTCGCTACCTTCGCGGCATGGACGCGTAGGCAACTGTCGCGGATGGATGACTTGCTGGATGATTGGAGAGGGACCGACGCCAGGCCCGGTGTGCCACGCCGGCCCGGCGTCATGGAGCGTCTCGAAAAAATCGAGACGGATGTTAAAGAAATCAAGGAGATGAAATGAACATTAAGACACGTAAATACATTTACCGCATTTGCATCGCGGTCGCCTCGCTGGCGACCGTCCTGGGGATTGCCAAGCAGGAGATCGTCACCGCGGTCCTGCCTGTTGTCACGGCGGTGCTCGCACTGGCTGACGCGAATGTCCCTGAGGAGGACGGCAATGCCGTCTCCCGGTGATATCGCCCGCGCCGTCGCCGACAACGATGCGATCGGGTACAGCCAGCCCGAGCGGTTGACCGTGTGGGAGGATTCGCCTTGGGGCGGTACACCGCGGAACGTCGATTGCAGTGAGTTGGTGTCATACGCGTTCGACTACTGCGGTATCCCCGCGTTCCCGCAGTCCACATGGACTGGCAGCATCGTATATTGGGCTCGACAGTATGGCGGGTTCGAGATTTTCGACTACAGCGCCGATTATGATTACCAGGATAGTGATATTCTGTTGACCGACGGTCATGTTGCGATCGTCTCCGGTGATGACATCTGCGAGGCGTGGATCGCTGAGACTGGTGATATCTATGGGGAGCGCGGTGATCAGACGGGTCAGGAAGTCAGAACGATAGGCTTCTACGAACACCCTTACTTGCACAGGTGGGACACTGTCCTGCGTTACAATAATATTTCAGGAGATGATTTTGATATGACATCCGAGGACCGAGAGATTTTCATCGACATTCGTGACCGGCTTCGCGAGATCAGCGACCAGACGGGTACTGGCATCGAGGGGCGCCGCTACGATGGGCCCATCGTGAGCCGGCTGAAGAATATCGAGGCGAACACCTATGCGATCTGGGACCTCCTGGCACCCGGTCGTGAGGGCAAGCGGGCCGCCGGGAGCGTGTTCCAGGCGCTGTGGAGCATCTGTAAAGCGCTTACCAGTAAGTGAGCAACGTCACCCCTCCTGGCCTTGTGTTGGGAGGGGTTTCGTGTATAGAATGTACTCATCAAAGATGATATAATAGGGGAGAGTAGTATATAATGGCACGCGGTTGGATTCATGGGCGCCTCAGCGACGGCGCCGGCAGACCCGCCAAAGGGCGCATCACAGTAACACCCGACCCCCGCATCGTCATCGACGACGGGGGCAGCGTCATACAGCCCGTCATCCAGAACGTCGAGGGGGAGTTCGATGTTCCCGTCGTCGTGCCGGGGGAGGACACGAACCCCAAGCACTGGACATCGCACGTCGTGCTGACGCGCGAGAGTCCGCTCGTCACCGTCATGGACTGCCACGACATTCTCGTCGCCGGCGAGAACCGGCTCTCCGACCTGGTCAATAGGGCACCGGTGGCGCCCACGCACATGACCACCATCGAGGGTGAAATGCGCACGGTGCGGGCCGAGGTCACCAAGCTCTGGTCCGCGGTGCAGGCCGGTAGGGTCAAGGGCCCCAAGGGCGATAAGGGTGACAAGGGGGAGCCGGGGCCGGCGAGTACTGTGCCGGGGCCGCCCGGTGAGACGGGGCCGCGGGGGCGGAAGGGCGACCGGGGCGACGTGGGGCTGCGCGGCGTGCCGGGGCCACAGGGGGCTAAGGGCGATAAAGGGGATGCGGGGCCCAGGGGGCCACAGGGGGCTAAGGGCATTGACGGTGCTGTGGGTCAGGATGGCCCGCGGGGGTTGCCTGGTCCGCAGGGGCCGCAGGGCGTGCCGGGGCCCGCGGGACCGGCGGGGCCGGTGGGGCCTAAGGGTGAGGACGGAAAACCGGACTCGGGGCTGCTGCCGTGGCCTATGGGGTGGCGTGCGAGTGACGCTGAGATCAAGGGCGGGAAGGGCACGTTCAAGAAGTACAACGGGAAGAACTTGTATGCGACCCAGTTCTTGAGGTCCCCGGACTTGGACCCGCGTAAAACCGTGTTTCCACGGAATGTGGTGTACAACGTCGTCGTCACGATGATTGTGAAGGCCAAGTGTAATGTTGCCATGCAGGTCAAGTACTGGGACTATGTGGCGAACAAGTGGGCGACGCCCGCAACGGGGGATAAGTGGTATCAGCGCAACGGGTTGGATACCGGAGTCATCCAGCGGAACTTTCCGTGGAAAGTTGAAAACCTGCCGAACACCATGGTGTGCTTCGACATCTACGGTAACCAAGATATTGAAATTCTTGACGTAAGGATTTCTCCGTCCGGTGAGGACAGAACTTTCCAGGACCGGCTGTGGGCGCAGGATGAGAAGATCAACGACATAAATACTGCCCTGGATAGGCAGAAAGGTGCGACGACGGCGAACGCGAACGACATTCAGAACGTGCAGTCGCAGGTGCAAGCACTCAATGAGCGCATGGTTGTCACCAGCCATTTCGCTTATTACTGGGACAACCTGAAAGCGGCGAACCCGAATGAGACGTTCTTCGTGAAGTCCGAGGCGGGTTTGTATGTGCAGAACATCCAGCAGTCGCCCAACCATGAGGTGATAGTCGTTACGCCTCGCTGGGAGGCGGCCGTCTGCGAATGGATGACGGCGTGGGTGTGGTTGTGGACGAGGGATCGGTTCTTGACGGTGGAGTGGTGCATTGAAGGGAGCCGTTCAGCGGACGGTGCGGGGAACAAGCGTACGAACACGCGGCTTCAACAGTTCAGTCCGAAAGAGGTGTGGCAGCCCATGTGTTCGAAATGGGCGGGCATTGAGTTGGATGGGGATGTGCAGTACCTGCGCATGTGGATGACGTTCAAAGCCAATGAGTGGGATGGGACTAATAAGTGTTGGCTACGTCAGCTGACGATGGGGAGCGAGCAGACCGTCACCTGTTAACGCGTGTGATTTGGGGTTGAAAAAGCCGCCCCGGTGGTTGGTACCACCGGGGCGGCTTCGTGCTGTCCCTGGCTGTGTCAGGCGACGGGGTAAGCCTCCCGGTAGGGGGCCAGGGCGGCCTCGCAATGGTCGGCGATCACGCCCGAGGGCGTGCTCCACACGTGCGTGTCGTAGCCGACCAGCCACTCCAGAGCCTGATCGTCCTCGTTGACGTCGAGGTCGAAGCCCATGGTGATCAGGGAGGCGAGGAGGGCGACAACGAGCCGGCGGTCCCCCTTGGTGGCGGTGATGGCCGTGTGGGCGACGAGGTCGATGTGGGCAACCCCCTCGTCGTTGCTGAGGGTCCACCGGGTGGTGGGCACCCAGTGGAAGGTGGTGCCGCCGGCGGTGACGTCGGTGACGAGGTGGGTCTTGGTGATGGTGTTCATGGTTGGGTTCCTTTCGGTTGGGTTGGGATGAACTCTATTGAGTTGTTGGTCTAATAATAGATGGAGCCGCGCAGGTTTTCAACTGAAAAAACGGTTGACCGCGAGTGACGTGCGCCATAAACCGATATGTGCTTGCTGTGGAAGCGTGGCGTTACCTATAAGTCGGCATGCAGTGCGATGGGAAAAGTGATATTTACGGATCGCATTATTGGTGAAACCCATGAGCCACTCGCCTGCGCATTCAACAAGACTATTAAGTGAATCATTATTAACAGGCTGCCAACCAATAGTTTGAAACCATTGCTCTACAGGCCACGCCTGTATGTCACGGTTCTTTGATACCCAATCATGAAAATTAGCGTTGCCTTTCCTTGTGTGGCAATCCGAATGAATGAGCATCATCTCAGTAGGTGTTGGTATCATTGGACCTTTGTATCTCTTATAGGAAGGAGCATGAATAGTCAGAGGCTCCTTAGCAGCCAGAAGAAACACGCGTGCACGCACATGGGGGGCACCGCACTCATATGCACGCACATTGCAAAAACGCACAACATACCCCATACCCACGAGTACATCACGCACAGCATCCCACGGAGCACCCGTAACGCACTCATACACAACCCATCTAGGCTGCGCCTGCTGCACGCGCAGTAATGATGCGCGCCACTCAGCACTAATACCCAAAACACGACCTGAACCCGCCACGCCATACAGTTGATGCGGAGGAGACCCGATAATCATATCAGCATGCCCATAATCGCGGGACCACAAAATGTCGTTACCGACAATCTGATATTTATCTCCAATAACCTCACGAGCATTCGCATCACAATCAAATGCACGCATCAATTGAATATCGTCATGAAGCCATGAAAGCACACGGTCGAAGTTTCCTGTTCCAGTGAAGTGCGATTCTACCAGCATTATCGCTTCACCTGGTTCAAAATCCACTGAGACTTGGTGTAAATGTTCACAAGGTCGGTGACGACATCATCATATGAAAAGCCGTAAACCTTGATGCCCGCTTGCATGCAAATCTCACGCAGAATATCCGCCGAATTCTCATCACCCCTATTAGGAAACCGAACATTGTTGCGCATGAGATCATGCAAACTCTGTCCCGGCTCATCCGCCCACATCGCCTCCATGTCATAGACGTCCTCAGGATTCAAATCAGCATCAAACAGTTGCCAATATACGTCCCTATAAAGCTCGTCACGATCGTGCATAACATTACTCCTTTATTGTGAGTGTTTTAAGTATACAACTTGAGCATACCTTAATCTAGTATGTCAAGAGTGATATGTGACATATGTATGAGCATTATGCATGTGCCTT